CGCCGGTGCAGACACAGGACGCGGGGCCTGCGGTTACGATCAACCTCGGCTGGCTCACGGGGCGCGCTGTCGCCGGGAGCGTGCATCAGCAGCAGCTGGGGCCGGCCGTGGACGTCGATGTGGACGTGGAGGACGGGGGTGTGGAGGGGCGATGACACCCGCGCCGTCACCGGCGATGACGCCGTCACCGTCGCCGGCTGGCCCCGGCACCCGGGCCCTGGCCCCTGGCTCCGTCACCGGCACCTGGCCACGGGCTCCGGCTCCGGGCCCCGGGCTCCGGCTCCGGGCCCCGGGCCCCTGGCCCCGGCTGGGAAACGCCCCCCGCCCCCCGCGAAAACGGCAGGGGGGGGGATAGCGATAACTGGGCCCCGCCCCTCCCATGCCCGACCCTGTTTTTATTTTTTTCATAAAAAGGTCCACGCTATGTTCTCTGCTCACCGTCGCGGCCTAAGCGGCATTGTCGTCCCCCCCAAGACGCATTGTTGGTCTCCCCCAGACATGGCTGCGGCGGTGAGTTCGCTTGGACATAAATGAATATGTCCCGCGTTCTGTCTTTCTTCCGCTTCACACGCGTAAGAAGCGTTGGGCTGTTGTTATTGCTCACAGAAGGTGCGGCAAGACTGTGGCGATGTGCGCGGATTTGGTCATTGGCGCTATGGAATCAAGCCTTCCCAAGCCGCAGTTTGCCTATCTCGCCCCCTTCCGCGAGCAAGCCAAGAAAGTCGCGTGGAACTACCTCAAAGAGCTTACGAAGCCGCTCCAAGCGAAGCCCCCGAACGAATCTGAATTAAAGATCACGATAAAGAACGGATTCGGCAAGGAATCCACGATTTACGTGGGTGGTGCGGATTTACCAGACAATTACCGTGGTATGTATTTCGACGGAGTTGTCTTGGACGAAGTGGGCCATATCCGCCCTAGCGCATGGTATTCAGTCCTCAGGCCTGCGCTATCAGACAGAAGGGGCTGGGCGATATTTGCTGGCACGCCGAGTGGCAAGAACTTCTTCTGGCAGATGCGCGAAGAGGCGCGATTAAACCCTGACACGCACATGATGATGGAACTGCCCGCGTCCAAGACGGATATTCTTCATCCTGACGAACTCCGCGACGCCCGCGCTCAGATGACGGAAGAGACTTACCTCACGGAGTATGAAATCAGCTTTGATGCAGCGATCCCTGGCGCGTATTTTGCCAAGCAGATCGGGCAGGCTTACGAAGACAAGCGCGTAGGAAGTTTCCCCACGGATCAGGAGTTCAAGACAGACTTGGTCGCGGATCTTGGGTTTACGGATAGTTGCAGTTGGTGGGGTTGGCAGACGACGCCAGACGGCTACAAGATCACTGATTTCTATGAGAACGATAACCAGCCTATCCAGCACTACATCGAATGGATTAAGTCCCGCCCGTACAAGGTTGGGACGGTTTGGTTGCCACACGACGCCAAGGCAAAGTCACTTCAGACGGGCAAGTCCATTATCGAGCAGTTCCTAAATGCGGGCATAACCCCGCGAATAGTAACCGAATTGTCGTTGCAGGACGGTATTGAGTCAGCAAGGCTAATCTTGCCCAAGTGCTATTTTGATGAAACGGGCACGTACGACGGCATCGAGCACCTCCGGGCGTACATGCGCGAGTGGGATGAGCACAAGCAGGCTTACCGCAGCCGCCCGAAGCACGACCAGCACAGCCACGCCTCGGATGCGTTCAGATACTTAGCCATCGCCGCGCAGCCTGTTGCTAAAAAGGCCTCAACGGGCGTAAAAAAGACAAAGGTGGCAATTGAGGGCGCAAATTACACGTTTGCGCTTGACGATATTTGGGACTGTCAGAACACACAGGGTGGGCGGTTAGGTTAATGGAAAATCAGGCAAGCATTGAGTCAGATAGCGACTTTGCCAACACGCCGGCGGGCATGGCGCAGCGTTGGGACACGGAGATTACGGCATCGAAGAAGGAGTTAAAAAAGTGGCATGACGACGCCATAAAGATCACGTGCAGATACCTTGATCGCCGTGATGACTTTGGGCGCGACGAAAGCCGTGTGAATTTATTCTGGTCGAGCATGAAGGTCTTGCTCAGTCTTTTGTACGCCCGCCCCCCAAAAGCAAGCGTAGCGCGTTCATTCTTGGACGCGGAAGATGACCAGGCTCGCGTTGCTGGCGTTATCATGCAGCGGCTTCTTAACAAGTCGTTTGACGACAACATTTCGAACTGGGACGGCTCAGTTAGACAGGGCATCGAGGACTGGCTGATTGTTGGCATGGGACAATGCTGGCTCAGGTACGAGGTTGAGACAATCCAAGAGCCTATGCCCCCGACAATTGATCCGATGACGGGTATGGAAGTAGATACGGGCGAGATGTTTGAGCGCATTACCGACGAAGACGCGCCGCTTGATTACATTTATTGGCAGGATTTCTTCTATTCGCCCGCACGCACCTGGGATGAAGTTAGATGGGTAGCGCGGCGCGTAGCGATGACCCGCGATCAACTCATCGCCCGCTTTGGCGAAGAGATTGGTAAGAGTGTCGCGCTATCGTCGCGGTCGGGCACCTCTGATATGCGCTTGAACAACGAAGCGCCCAAGTACGATCCTTGGTCTAAGGCTGAAGTATTCGAGATTTGGGATAAGACCAGCAAGATGGTTTATTGGCTGGGCAAAGGTTCAGACGTGATTCTTGACTACAAGGAAGACCCGCTCAAACTTGACGGTTTTTTCCCCTGCCCCAAGCCTCTCGCTGCGAATCTTACATCCAGCAACTTTATGCCGCGCCCCGATTACATTTTCGCGCAGGATCAGTTTAACGAGCTTGACGAGATCAACACGCGCATTACTTGGCTGACCCGCGCTGCGAAGGTCGTGGGCGTCTATGACAGAAACGCCGAGGGCATCCAGCGTATGTTTAACCAGGCGGCGGAGAACCAGCTTATCCCGGTAGACAACTGGGCGATGTTCTCTGAAGCTGGTGGCATCAAGGGCAAAGTGGACTGGGTTCCGATTGACCAGGTGGTGAACGCGATCAATCACCTACGCCAATACCGCGCTGACAAGGCGCAGCAGATTTACGAAGTCTTAGGCATCTCCGATATTATGCGCGGTTCAAGCAAGGCGTCAGAAACCGCCACCGCGCAGCAGATCAAGGCGCAGTTTGGCTCCACGCGTATTCAGCTAAACCAGTTCTACATTGCCGAATGGATTACGGGCTTGCTGCGTATTAAGGCCGAGATCATATCAAAGCATTTCCAGCCTGAGACCATCGCCACGCGCTCAAATATTATGCGTACGGCGGATGCTCAATATGCCGAACAGGCTATTCAGCTTATCAAAGACGAGAACCTTGCTGAGTACCGCGTTAGCGTTGAGGCTGACAGCATGGCTGCGATGGATTGGTCTGCCGAGCGCGACAGCGCCACGCAGTTCCTGTCCGGCTTGGGCGCGTTCGTCAACCAGGTAGCACCGCTTGCTCAGATGATGCCGCAAGCGGTGCCATACATGCTGAAACTCTTGCAGTGGAGCGTGAGCAAGTTCCGCGTCTCGGCTGACATCGAGGGCATCCTCGATCAGGCGATTGCACAGATGCAGCAAGCCGGTATGCAGCCGCCGCCGCCCAACCCCATGCAGATTGCCGAGGTTGAGAACAAGAAGGCCCAGGCTGCGGAGCGTCAGGCTAACGCGCAAGACATTAACGTGGATACGCAGGGCAAGGTGTTGCAGATGAACGCAATGGCGCGCCAGGCCATGCAGCCTAATTCCGGCCTTCCCCCCATCACAGGACAATAGTCATGCAAGCCAAAATGCAAATTTACGCGGAAATCCTGCGCCAGCTAGGGCGCATGCCGGACCATTACAAAGAACCCGACATGGAAGAAATGGGCGAGATGGAAGATCCGGTTGCCGACGAACCAGAGATTGAAGAATACGAAAGTCCAAAAGCCAGCCCCCCGGTCGAGAAGAAAGGAAAATAAACCCATGGCGCGTTATAAATACGACGCAAAGGCCAAAAAGGTCATAGCGATCACCACGAAGCGCAAAATGAATCGCACAAATGCAGATCGTTCACTTTGGAACGACACGCACTATGAAGGTGCAAGAGCGACTGACGGCAAGGACATCGGAAGTCGCAAGAAGCATCGCCAATACATGCGCGATAACAACCTGACGACCAGCGACGACTATGCGGACGAATGGAAAGCCGCATCGAAACATCGAGAACACTACAAAGCAAACGGCGGCACTATCACAAAAGATGACATTCGCAGAGCCATCCACCAGCTTGAAAGCCAAAACAATGGAAAATGAACCCTCGATCCGCGATTCAATCGAAGCCGCGATGCCCGAGGAAGATAATGCCGTTGAGGCAGTTTTAGACAATACGCCGGCACCAGAACCCGCTGAGAAAGAAGAAGCCTCTCTGCCAGAACCAGGGACGGAACCCAAAACTAAAGATGTTCCCGCGCTTACCCAAGAAAAGAAGCCTGACGAGGCTGCCGGAATACAGGCTGGCCCCAAGTCATCCCCCAAGGCTGAAAGCCGCGCCCCGGCGTCCTGGCATCCAGAAACGCGCGAACATTGGGCTGCGCTGCCGGAAGCGGTTCGCACAGAGGTTGCCCGCCGCGAGCGCGAAGTGCAGACCACGCTGAAAGAAACGGCGGAGGCGCGTAAGTACGCGGAGCAGATCGAGCGTACGATTGCCCCGTACCAGATGTTCATCAAGGCCGAGAACTCTAACCCGCTCCAGGCGATTGATAACCTGATGTCCACCGCCGCCCGTTTGCGAACGGGTTCCTCAAGCGATATCGCGCAACTTGTGTCTGGCCTGGTTAAGCAGTTTGGCGTCGGGCGTTTTGGGCAGAGCTTTATTGAGCAATTGGACAGCGCCTTGGTGGGCGAAATACCCCGCGTGGACGCGCAGCAGCAGCAACTCCAGCAGGCTATGCAGCAGCAACTGGCTCCAATTCAGCAGTTTATGAGCCAGCACCAGAATGCACAGGCGCAAGCGCAGCAGCATGCGACGCGCCAGGCAGAGGGCGAAGTCCTTGATTTCATGGAAAAAGCTGAGTTTGCAGAAGACGTGCGCGAGGATATGGCCGATTTGATGGAAATGGCCCAGCGCCGGGGCCGTGATCTATCGCTGAATGACGCCTACCGTCAGGCTTGTGCCGGGAATGAGCGCGTCCGCAGCGTCCTGGGATCGCGTCAGAAGACACAGGGCGCTCAGAAGCTGACAGGGGCCGCACAGAAGGCCAGGTCAGCGGCTGTTAGCGTCAGTGGCGCACCGGCAATGGGAGCGCCCCAGCAAGGCGCTATTGACGTTAGGAGTGCTATTGAGGCGGCTATTGCAAGCCATAGTCGCTAATGTTAAATATGCTATAATAGATTACGGCACTTTTGAGGTTGTTTTTGGGTAAAGTTGGACGTTTGCCAAACGAAGCGCCATCCCTTGCGGAACGCGGCGTTAGATAAACACCACCAGCCAAGTCTGTTAACGATTAAAACTCTGTCGTAAGAACGTGCAGCGAATAACGCCACGGAGAGCC